CACCATTATTTACTCCAGCACCACTTAAACCATTCTGCATATAGAACTCTTGCAGATGCGGCGTTGTAGTGCTGGTGTTGCTTACCTCAATACGCCCTGTGCCAAGCGCTTGGATTAACCTTGGTTTAATAGACCATTGGCTATTGATTGTGAGCGTCACGCCATCAAGGACGTTGATAATATCGTCCTGAGCGTATGTAACCGCTGTGAGGTTTCGTGAGGTTGTTACGTCAATGGTTGCCATTAAACACCCACTACCTGATATTGATTGTAAGTCAGGGTCGTTTTATTAGCCCATGCAGCGGCGTAGGTGGTCACAGAGGGGTTGTTTCCTTGAGTGGCGTACAGCATTACACCTGACGTTGTGCTGAACTTCTGCACAAGCCAAGTGTTACCGCCTGCTGACTTCCCAACGTACAACGGGTCACCGTTTAAGAAGTCATTTAAGAAGTACGTTACAGGCGGGTTGGAGTGAACAACACCGCTTACACCCATCCTACTCTACCAGTGATGCAGCAAACTTCTTAGCCTGTTCACGCAACGATGTGAGTTTAGTTTCCAACTTATCAACGTCCGCCTGCAACGAAGCCTTGCCAGCCGCCATCACAGCAACATCTTTTTCGTAAGCCTCTTTAGCTTGTTGCGCCGCAGTGATTGTGGCAGCAATTTTTGCTTCTGAATCTTCGACTGCTTTTTTGGTACGGTCAGCTACAGTGGCCTTGATTGACTTTACTTCGGCCTCGGCTTGCGCTTTTGCTTCGGCAATGTCTTTCTCTGCTTGTGCTTTGGCTGCAACGGCAGCGGCATCATTTGCTGTGATGGCTGCTTTGCTCGACTCTACCTCAGCCTTTAATGGTGCAACTTCGGCTTTAAGCGCATCAACTTCTTTTTCAATTGCTGCTTTCAGCTTAATGGCGTTACTCAAAACAGAAAACACTTCGTCTGCTTGGTTAAGTGCAACCACCATAGGCGAAAAGTAACCAATCGCACCAGTCAATGCGGCAGAGGCTTTATCAATGTCTTGCTTATTCATGCTAGAACCCCGCTTGAATTACAGTCATGGTTACAGAACCAGACGTCCAAGCAGTAACCGTCAATCGCACCGCTGTAACAGGGTATGCGTAGTTACCGTCTTTGTCCGCAGTTTGCGCCACGATTGTAGAATTTGAAAACCACGTTGCCGTGGATGGGCTAAATGTTTTGCTTTGAACGTCATCAAACGTATGCTGCACCGTATAGGTGAGCGAAGCTCCCGCAGATACATCACAGCCAATACCCACGTTAAATGGGTCGCCATAAGTGTTAAGGGGAATTACATTGGAAGACGCAGCCGAGCTAACGGTTACTCTTACTGGACGGGCCATAATTAATCTCCGATATGGGTATTGGGGGCCAAAGCCCCCCTAAGATTAATCTAAGTTACCGTATGGGTAAGCAGTGGTAGTGCCGATGCTGCCGTCTTTTTGGATGTATCTAACAAAGAACGAAAAAGCTCCTGTTAAGGAAGTTCTCGTGTTCAAAGCAGTCCCAACAATAGCCAGAGTAATAACTACTTGTGACAAACTTGGCTGACCGTTGCTCTGGAGAATATCGGTAGATGTGTTTGACTGGTTAGTAATTTGCGTTGCAGTAAACGTAGACAGCGCTTGACGGCCAACTGCACTGATGGCGCCAGTTGAGAAGTAAGTAGGTGTACCAGCAGCTGCAGTGTAGTTATTGGAAACATATACGGTTGCAGAAGTCAGGGCTGCTGTACCACCTGCAACAGCTACAACGGTTTGACAGTCGATGTTAACGCCATCAAAGTCACATCCAGCAGGTAAATAGCAAACCACGCCACGATAGACGTTTGTTGCTGTGTCTGCTGGGATTGTCTGTACGACTGAAGGGAAAACGCTTGACGATGGTTGGTAAACAGTAGCCGATGCGTTTGGGATGTTGTTGCCGTTCACAAATACACCCGAGCTGCCACCATAACCAGCGGTATTAGGGGTCGTGTTTGCTAAGCTGATGTCTGTGTGTTGCGCCAGCATTGCATAACCTACGTTACGCAGTGGACCAAAACGGTTGTCGCCCGAAAGAATTGGGCCTTCAAAGGTAGAGCGTGCCATTGTATTTCCTTATGCAAAAGAACCCTACCAATCGTTGCATCGTCTGCTGGGGCAGTCCGGTAAGGTTAAACACCCAGATGCGCTTAGTTTACTCTATTTTTTATTAGATGCAAGCAGCTTATTTGACTTTTTCAGGTTTTCTTCTTGGGTTATGACGCGCAAATTCCACGGCACATGAAGCCCACAAACTTCGTTGCTTCGCAAAGGCACGATATGGTCAACTACATATTGTTCGCCCGTAGTCTTGGTCATAGTGATAGCAATCTGATACAACTGCCGTATTTCTGCTTTCTGCTTAGAGGTAAGCCATGGTGGGGTAGCTTGCCTATGTTTACGGCGTCGAGCTTTTGTATCCGCACGAACCCAAACAATGTTTTTTTCTTTCCAACGCTGTTTGTACTCTTTGACTTCTGCGTGAGGTCTTACTTTTGCTCGTTCAATTACAGCTTCCCGGTTGTTTTCGTACCATTCGTTTTTGCGTTCCTTTACCTTTTCGCGTCGGTTGTACTCCCGAAAATAGTCTGCGCGTTGTTCATTATCACGCGCCCATTCAATCTTTAGGCATTCAACGCAAGACCCTTTAGTCTTACGCAAGGCTATGTGTCCGTGCTTGCAAGGTTTGCCTGTGAAGTAATGGGTGGCGCCAGTGGCTTTAGCTTCTTCGCGTGTTGTGGGGTAGTTCATAATTATCTCCGTAAGAACTTAGTTACAGGTAATTATAAAATGTTTAATTTATAAACGCAAGAAGCAATGACAAAAAGAAAAAGGCCCCCACCTTTTGAGTGGAGGCCCTCGCAAGCCCTTGATTTACAAGGCTTTTACTTAGAACGAACCTGACGAACCCCATGCACCGAGAGGGTCCGACCAGCCAAACGAGTAACGCTCGCGTGACTTGTAACGTACGTTACCGGTATCGAAATCTCCATCCATGGAATTCTGGAGAGGAGTACGAACAAACATCTTCAGGCCGTTAGGCACGTCGGTCAACAGGAACCATGCGTTCGGGTCGGTCAAGAAGTGGTTAACGGTGTAGCCTTGTGGGACTGAACCGTTGTTCTTCAATGCGTTGATGTCGTTGTTGGTTGTACCAACACGGAGGTTAGTTTCCAACAGACGGGTTGCAACGAACTGGAGAGCAGGAGGGATAACCATCTTCTTAGGCTTAGCTGCAATCAGCAAACCACGCTCATCGGTCCACGCAGCGATTTGAATAACGGCGGCTTCCAAAGAAGTCTCGTTCAAGTCTGCAGGAGTCGTAGGAGTGTTGCTGTTTGAGCCACCTTGCACTAAGGGGTGAGCAGTGCTAAACAGTGCAACTCCGTCACCGCCCGTGTAGGACGCTGAGAAGCCGTTGTTCAGAACCGATGCACCTTTAACTTGCTTGGTGTAAGACATAGCACGAGCCAAAGCTTTGGTGTAGCGAGCAGACAAGCTGTCGTACAAGTTATCTTCAATTGCTTCTTCAGTAATTGAGAAACCCAAAGCGATTGTTTCGTGCGAGTAACGGGTCGTCCAAGCTTCTTGCGCGTTATCGTAAGAGATAGCGGCGCCTTCAGACTTGACCGGAGCAGCTGAAAAACCCGACAATTTCGTTTCTTCTTCGAACGAACGCTCGGAAGATTCGATTTCATAAAGTTCTTTATACTCTTCGCCGTAACGAGCATATTCAAGACCGAACAAAGCATTCAATCCGGGGAGTAGCTCTTTAAGGAGCTGCGAACGTGAAATAGCCATTTTTTAGCTCCTTATTAAGCGGTTGTACCAGCGGACTGGTAGTACGAGTGCACGCCAAAGTTTAATTTGACGATGCAATCGGTGTACGTGTCACCGGGGTTGGATGGGAAGTTGCCGCCAAATGAAGAGTTGGCGTTAACCAAATCAACAATTTTGCAAGCCAAAGCACTGGTGTTGGAAACAGTGGCCGACAACGCAACAACTGAGTTACCAGTTGCGGTGTTAACAGTCGTAGAACCTGTACCAGCAGTAAAGTTGGCCAAAGCAATGGTCTTACCGATAGAAGCAACGGTAATTGAACCCAGTGACTGAACTTGGAACAGTGCATCAGGGTCATCCATCACGCGAACGTAGATGTTTGTATAGCCAGCAGTGACTGCGTTAGCAGGCAAAAACTGAGCATACAGAGGGTAGCCAAGTTGTTGACCAGCCAACTGATAACGTACACCAACACAAACGCCGACGATACCGGCAGACGAAGTAGTGGGAGTAGCCGTTACAACAGTTGGTTGACCCGCAGTTGCGGCACCAAGTTGAACCAAGTCACCAAAGCCAATAGGCGCGGTGTTGTTTGTGGTCATTAGAATTTCACGGATTACACCTCCGTTAAACGCCTGACCGCCAATCAGATTGATTGGCTTTAGCCCGTAAGGGCTTGATACTGTAGCCATTTAAGACCTCCGAAATAGATTAAGAACCTTTTCCGAAAGTGACTTTAGTAGACCGTTCTTTAAACAACGGCATACGCGGGTCATTTTCGCGTAAATAGTTGTTATCGACAGATTCCATCTGAGAATTGTTGAGCTTGTCATAATGAGAAGCACGTTGGTCCATCATCTCTTTTGGTGCACGACACAACACTAAACCACCAATTTCAATTGAGCCTTTGAACTGTCCATCTACGGACGCGTGGGCCATCAGCTCGGGATAGTCTTCTGCCTTTACAGGTTCAAACCCCTCCCTACGCTTGCCAGAAAGATTCATGGGGTCAGCTGAGCCTAAAGTAGCAAAACGAATGTAGCGATGAATCCAACCGGGTCGTTCAGCTGGTGAAGGCAATGTCTCTGGAGGAGTCCAAGTAGACACGGGACGTGCATCGCGTTCGCGGCTTTCTAGTTCACGGGTAAGCTTAGTCATTATCTTTCTCCATTCATTTGTTCGGCAACCTTGCGGGCGTACAGTTCAAGCGGCACTCCTAGACGCTTTGCGATTTGCACTTGCGTAGGAGTCAACTGAACTTTTCGTGGTGCTGTAGAACGAGTAGCAGGAGCTACAACGTTAGCTGCAGGCTTGGCGCGGCGTTGGGGTTCTTCCCGTGCCGGAGGTGTTTCTTGAGCAGTTTCCTGCTCGCTCCCGAAATAATCGGGGTATCTTTTGCGGATTGTACTACTGATTTTCTGATAATACTCATCAGTACCTACATATTTCTCACC